CCTCCTTCTCCAGCTCCCTGACCCTGTCCTTCTCCATGTCAAAAACACCCCGGCGAAATTGACATCAGATCGCCACCCTGCCGAAATAAACCCCATCCCCCACGAGGACCGCATCAGGAAAGTCCACCGGACAAAGCGCGGGGTATTCCGCAAGGTCCCTCTCCTCGATCATCTCCGTGTATTCGAGGATCTGGCCGTCCTTGCGCTTGAAATAAAAGCGGTCCCTGCCCATCTTGTCGAGGAGCTGTCTCTGTTTTCTCGAATACCAGAACCGGCCTCTCGGAACCCCTCCCGGGACATACCGCCTCGCCCTGGAAAGCTCCGTGTAAAGGTCCTTGTCAAACTTCTTCATGACACCCTCCTCTCACATTCTGACCCGGTTATTGACCCACCCGTCGAAGGCCCAGAGGTATTGATCCGGGTTATCCGTCGCCAGCCTGAAATACCTGTATCCCTGAAGGATGTTCAAAGTCTTGAGGACCGCGTTGCGGTGCCTCGTCCTGCTGAGCCGGTTCACGGTCCCGATCGTCACCGGCCCGACAACCCCGTCGACCACAATGCCCCGGTCATAGACCCGGAGGGTTTCCTGGAGGATCCTCGCGGCGATCCCCACCCCGCAGTTGACGGCCGTGTCAAACACCTCCTCGGCAATCTCCTGGTCCAGGACACAGTCAAGCCTCATGGTCACCCATTCGAAGTGATAATAAATATCCCTGGCCTGCTGGACCGCGAGATCCTCAATCCTCTCAACCCCCCTGATAACCCCCAGGGCGAGGGCCTGCCGGAACCTCCTCTCCGTGATCCCGTATTTCGTTTTCCCGCCCGTGTCCTTCGGGTGGTCGGAAAAGACACCCTCCACACCCAGGGTCTTTTTCACGGCAAGGTCGAAATCAGCCATTGATCACCTCCAGCCTTTCAGCCTCCTCCTTTTCCCGCTGCTTTTTCTTTTTCATAGCAATAGCGATGTTCCACTGCTCGACAGCGTCCCGGAGCTCAAGGAGTTTTGCCATCCAGGCATACCCCGCGAAATGCTGGTCCGTCGGGAATTCGACCTCCCAAAGTCCATGATCTTTCGTTTTCTTGTTCCACCTCGCCGGATTGTATTTCACGAGGGCAAGGGCCTGCTTCATCGGCCTGCCATCCTTCGACTTCTGATAGACGGCAGCGACCATGTGCTCGGAAAGGACCACAAAAAAGGAATATGCCTAGTCCTCCTTCGTGAACATCTCTTTCCGTTCGGGCAGATTGTGAAATGCCGCCCTGTCCTCAAGGGCATCCATCAACTTAACCTCGACCTCATCCGTCACTGCTCCACCTCCCCCCTGAGTTCGGGCTCCGGAGCAGAGGTCTCGGAGTTCTTCCGGACTTCCTTCTCGACTTCCGTGACGAACCTCCGGATGTGCTCGAGCCTCGACCCCGGAATCGGGTTCATCCACTCCTTCAGGTCAACCTGGTTGATGAAATTATTATTGCCATCGAAAGAGACAACGGACTCGACCCACACCTTGTCACTGCCCAGATAAATGCCGAGCCTCGCCATCGAATAACCGCCGTCACTCTGGTATCTGACCCAGACGGCCCAGACGGACCCGTCCCCGGATCTCCTGATAGTATCCTTGTCGATCTGTATATTCCCTCCGATCTCGACCCAGTTCACGGCCCACGCGGAAGAAGCCAGGACAGGAAGGATCAGGACCAGGACAGCCGCAATCAGTATCTTTCTCATTTTTCTCCTCCTCAAAATTGTCGAGACATGCACAGAAGATCGACAGATCATCGACATACTATGTGCGATTGTCTTAAAACCTGCAGAATGGTTTCCAGCTCCCACGGCCTTTTCACCCGGGCAAGAGCGTCTATGCCCCGGTTGTAAGGGTAATCAATCAGGACGATCCGGTCATAGGCCTCCCTCGGGAATTTCGGATAGTCCTCGACCAGGAATCCGCGCTCGAGGTATTTGAGCTTCCCCTCCATGGAATCGACAAAGGTCAGCGTGTATTTCCCGGGAATGTTTCTCGCGACCCACTCGACAGTATTCGGCCTCCAGGAAGGCGCCTGATAGGTAACGATGTCGATGGGCCCGTTGCCGGTGATGACGTCGAAGTATTTTGTCCTGGGGGCCTCGAGCAGGACCTCCAGCCGGTCGTCGATGTATCCGCAGAAAGTCTGCCCGTTCGGGGCCAGGTCGTCCCAGGTCTTTAGTTTCATCCCGCCGATCCCGTCGGCAAGGGATCTCAGGACGCCGTCAAGGTCGAAATAGATTTTATTTTTCATCAAGCTCCTCGAAGTATTCCGTCACATTGTTCGGATGGAACCCGAAAGCCATGGCAGCCTGCTTGAACAGCTCCACGACTTCATCAAACTCAGCCGCAGGACTTTCAACGATGGCCTTCACCTTCAGGTCGTCATCCTCGATGGTGATCCTCATCACAACCCCTCCACGCTCGTCATGCCGCCCTCAACCTTCCGGGTCGGGAATTCCTTCGCGATGTAGTATCCCAGGCCGTCGGTAAGGTGCGTCCTGGCAGGGTCCTTCTTCTTGTCGATCTCCCCGGATCCCCCTTTGACCAGGACGACGCCCTCGAGGTCCCGCACAAGCTCGGGACATTTCCCCGGGTCGACCATCATCCTCACCGTCCCGTCCATGGCCTTCAGCCTGGAGTTGACGGCATTGACCCGGTCCCTCTCCCTCGGGTTGTCCCTCGGCACCCGGAACCTCAAGCGGTCCCCGAAGTGCTTCCCCAGGATCTGCCTGATGAGCTCCCAGTCGGAGCCGAGGACCTTCGCGGATCCCTTCGCCCCTCCGGTGGCGTCCCCGTAACACCAGACCTCGCCTTCGTGGTCGCCCCAGTCCTGGATCAGCCTCCGGCAGACCATCGGCGTGTTTGAATTCGTGGGAATAAAAACCTCCCCGATGCACCCGGTCATGTAGTCCCCCACGATGGGAAGGCCCGCCTCGTCCGGCCTCGGCAGCTCCTGGCAGACAACGGCAACCCCCGGAGCCACGTTGAAGTCGAAACAGAACACAAGGGGCCAGGCCGGGACATACGGCAGGGAAAACCTCGCATGGACCCGGTCCTCGAAAGGGTAATAGGCCCGCCCCTCGAAGTAGATGAACGAGGCCTCATATTCCTGGAGGTAAGTGAGCTCGTCCAGGTCGCGCTTCGCCGCGGCGATCTCCTCAGGGGGAAGGATGTCGGCAGACTTCCAATGGAACGAATCCCACTCCCCGGTGGTGTCGGCCTGCGCGTTCTTGTCGGCGATGTAATAGTGATTTCTCCCCTCCGGGACCCCGATGAGCCACGCCCACCCCTTCCGGTCGGAAAGCGCCGGCCGGATATTCTGGAGCCAGGCGGTCTCCTTGATGTTCCCGAATTCATCGACAATCCCCCCGTCCCACCCGACACCCTCGATGCGCTCCGGGACATCCATCCCCAGGACGGTGATGACGGGGCCATGAACCATGTGAATCGTCATGTCCGTCTCGCTCGGCTTCCGGGCCGTGAGGTAGTTCGGAACCATCCGCTTGAGGTCCTCCCAGAAAATCCGCTTCGCCTGGTCCCTGGTCGGGGCCGAAGCGAAATACCTGGCATCCGGGAAATTCTGCCTCCGGTTGATGGCCGCCAGGACCAGCTTCCTTTTCGCCAGCTCCGTCTTTCCGGATCGCCTCCCCGCCGGGACCGTCCGGAACCTCACCGGAGACTCCCAGAGCCTCAACTGCTCCGGGTGATAAAACATGGGTGTCCATCTCGGTGTCAGGGCCATATCCTAATTAAGCACCCTCGGCTTCTCCTCTTGAGCCACGTGAGGGCTTTCCCCCTCCCCCCCATACTCACCCCCGGGGGACGCCTTGCTCTGGTCCTGGGCCGTTTTCGGAGGCCTCCCGATGGTGGCATCCGCCTCCTCCTCAAACTTCCTGAGCTCAGCCCACAGCTCCTGCGGGTCCATGGCCCGGCCCCCCTCCTGGAACATCCCGACATGCTTCCCCAGGAGCTCGGTCGCCCGGATCTTGTCCGACCACTTCATCGTCGTCGTCGACTTGTCCGGATCCTTGCTGACCGCCTCGACCAGGAGCCGAAGGACATCCTCCTGGGAGACCTTGACCTCCTTCGCCCTCTCGGCCTGGAGAAAAGCGATCCGTTTCTGGATGTTAGGTTTCTGTAACAGGCGATGGGCCATCACCCTCGCCGAATTTATTTTGTTTTTATACCCGGCCCTGATATAAGACTGCGTCGCGTTTAGGTCTTTCAAATATTCCTGGCAGAACCTCTCCTGTTTCCCCGTGAGCCGGAAATCATCCTGTCCCGGTATTTCCGGCGCCGGAAACGGAGGAGCTTCGCCTGTTTCTTCCGCCGGTTTCGGCTCGAATTCAGTGAAAAAGTCCTCGAGGGCATTCTCCGCAACCTGTAACTCCTTAATATATCTCGCGGATGGAGAAGTGTTGAGGTTCGACTGGATGGCGATATAGGTATTCCAGAGGAGCTTCAGCCTGTTTTGGGACGCCTGCCCTTCAAGGGACTCGAGGAGTGCGTCTATTCTGGACTTTTCAATCATCGTGCCTTCACCTTCTCCAGGACTTCATCCCTCAGGTGTTCCGCGATGGCCCTCATGAGGTTCGGCGGGACGCAGTTCCCGATCCTTCCCCACTGTTCCTCGAATTTCCCGAAAAACTGGAATTCGGAGGGGAACGAAAAGAGGGCCTTGACCTCGTTTATTCCCAGGAGCCGGTTGTGCTCCGGATGGAGGAGCCCCGCCCCGTGATCTCCCCGGACGGACTTCAGGATCGTGGGCGCCGGCTTGTCCAGGGCAAGGCGCGAAAGTGAGAAGTGGTGTCCTTTCTCCCCCCTGGCTTCATGGACATCCGCCCCGTTCTCCCCGGGCTTTATGTGCATGACGAGCTCCGTGATCCTGGCCTTGATCGGCTTGAAGGGCCCGGGATCCGGGGCCAGCATGAGCCCCTGGACCGAGGGGACCGGGGACGTTTTCGGTTTCGGGTGCGAGGGTTCAATGCCCAGGTCCTCCCGGACGCCGATGATGATGACCCTCTGCCTGGCCTGCGGGACGTCGAAGTGGGCCGCGTTCAGGACCTCCCCCTTGACCCTGTATCCGCACTCCCGGAGTGTCAGGACGATCTGGAGGTAGGCCTGTTTCATGTGCCCCTTCACGAGACCCGTCACGTTCTCCATGACGAAGGCCTTCGGCTGGAGCTCCTCGAGGAGCCTCGCGAATTCCCTGAAAAGCGAATTGCGCGGATCGGTGAATTTCCTTTTCCCGGCAGTCGAAAACCCCTGGCAGGGAGGAGAGCCGTCAAAGACGTCCAGCTCACCCTTCTTCACCCCGGCCAGCTCCATGCACTCGGCGCCCGAAAGATTCGCGATGTCCCCGTGCCAGACCGGCACCTCGGGGAAGTTCGCCTTGAAAGTGGCGACGGCGTTGTCGTCCCACTCCACGGCGAGGAGTTCCCTGTATCCGGCCAGCTTGTAGCCGAGGGAGGACCCCCCGCATCCGGCGAAGGTCGATATGACCGTGTGTTTCCCCATCACCACCTGAACCCGCATTTCGGGCATTCGAATTTCGTGTCGGCGAATGCTTCCTCGTCGATCTCCCTGTTCCCCGGAGGAGCCACGCCTTCCTTCCCGATGAGGGCCTCGATCTCGCTCGTGTCAAATCCCGTCAAGGCGATGTCGAACGCCCCGGTATCTATCTCGAGGAGGACTTCCTTCAGCTTCGCGTAATCCCACTCCCCCTGAATCCTGTTGAGCGCCAGGTTGAGGAGCTTCTCCTTCTCGTCCGGCAAATCCACGACGGAGACCTTCACCGTCTCGAACCCCAGGTCCTTCATGACCTTGAGCCTCTGGTGCCCGCCGACGACCCTCCCGGTCCGGCTGTTCCAGACCACAAGGCCGACGTTGCCGAATTCCCCGACGGACATCTTCAGCTTTTCGTATTCGCGATCCCCGGGCTTCAGGTCCTTCCGGGGGTTGTAATCCGCGGGGACCAGCTCGGCGATTTTCATCTCCCGCACCGCGCAGCCGGTCATTTCCTGCCCTTTTTCTCGCATCTCTTGAGCTCCACGGGATAAACATCCTGGAGAAGCCGGAACCAGGAATTCCGGACGCGGTAAGAGTCGTTGCTCTCGTCATAGTCGACAATCAGGACCCTCTGCCCGTTGAGTTTCATGCAGACGATCTCGCCCTTCATGTATTCGGGCTCGTGCTTCTGGCACGCGAAAAGGCCCAGCGCCGCAAGGCAGAAAAAGAAAAGCGCCGCCGCCTCAAGCACCCTGGTCATCATCTTTTTCCACATGGTTCACCTCGTTCGGATTGAATACGAATCCGCAAGCCGGACATTCCTTCTCATCACTGTGTTCCGGATCGACGGCAGGCGGGAAGGGATTCTCCTTCAGTCCCAGGGCCTCGACCTCCACCGGATCGAAACCGGAGAGCGAGACATCGACCTGCTTTTCCGTCAGCTCGATGATCAGCTCCTTCAAAAGCGGCATGTCCCACTCCCCGCGGATCCTGTTCAACGCGATATTGAGCGCCTTCTCCCTGTCGTCCGTGAGGTCGACCACCAGGACGGCGCACTTCTCGACGCCGAGCTCCCTCATCACCTCGAGGCGCTGATGGCCGCCGACCACCCTTTTCGTTTTCCTGTTCCAGACAATCGGATCCACATAGCCGAATTCCCGGAGAGACCTCTTGAGCTTCTCGAATTCCGGATCCCCAGGCTTGAGCTTCTTCCTCGGGTTATAACCGGCCGGCCGGAGGTCCTTGAGCTTCATTTCCCGGATTTCAGGCATTCCCGTTCCCTCTTGAGCCTTCTTTTCTCGTTTCTCGGGAGGCTGTTCGCATCCTTCCCCTCGCGGTAAAGGACAAAGCCGTTTTTCTCCTCGACGACTTTCGTCCTGATCCCCTTCGCCTCGAAGTGCTTCTTCCACTCCTCCAGCTCCAACTCGTCACGCTGGGGGTTCGTGAAGGGGAAAAACCCGTTAACACGCGGTTGCAAAGCTGGCATCGATCCTCCTTTCCTCGATTCGCGCGAGACGTTCCTTCTCCGCCTTTTCCCTCGCCGCCGCATGGAGCCGGTCGGCCCTCTCAATGGCAAGGGGGATCTTGTCCCTCACCTTCTCCCTGACCGCATCCGGGTCAAGGCCGAGCTCGATGCAGTAATATTCGAAGGGATCCTCGTTCCTGATAAAACAGACAGCGGAAACAATATCGCGCCACGTGGCATTGTTCTTCCCCTCGATGTCCTCGACGGCCTGGAGGATAATCGCCGCCACAAGATTCCTTTGCGCCTGTGGATCACTCATTGACTGCCTTCCTTTCGTTTTCGGTTCGTTTGAGTTGCGGTCCCGCGAGACCAATATTGTCGGCCCGGTTCTCGACGATGAGAGCCCGGGTCCTCGGACAGAAACGCGCCCTGGTCGCCCCGAGACTCGTGGGGAAGTATCCCCTCTGCTCCCCGTAGGAAGTGTAGCCGGGACCATAGATCCGCAAGTAGGACCCGGTGATGAGCCCCATGGTGACCTTCGATTTGATCTTGCTGCAGTCCTCGTTCGGGAACACCCGGGTGAAGGACTTCGCGAATTGCTCATGGACGTGGCCCATCATGACCAGGTCGGCCTCGACGGAATCGACCAGGTTTTTCAATTTGTTCAATTTCCCGCCGGCCGTGTTCGCCGCGCCGACACCGTGATGGACCAGGACCCGGAGCCTCGACATATAATCCTCCGGAGGGACGGCAGAGTGAGAGATCCGGCACCCGCGGAATCCCGGCTCATGGACGAAATAGACGTCACACCATCCGGAATAGCGCATATTCGGGACCCGGAGCCTCTTGCAGATGTCCTCATGGACAAACATCTCGGAGTTCCTGCTCATGTGTTTCAGCTCGTGATTTCCCAGGAGAAAACCGAGGCACTTCTGCCTGACGGGGGAAAAGAGGCCGACGATCTCGTCCGTGAGAAGCGCCGCAATCTTCGAGAGGTCGTTGACCGTGATGTCCACGGAGTAGGCCTCCGGGTCGAAGCGCGGATCCCCGGGCATGATCCAGTCGGCATAATCGCCACCGACGAAAAACATCGAATAGGTATCCTGCCTGATCCGTTCGATGTCCCGCCGGATGTGATCCTTCGCGCATCCCCTCGTCCCCAGGTGAAGGTCGGCCATGTCATAAAGAGAAAATTCAGCGTCCCGTTTCCCGTATTTCACGATCCTGCATCCGGTGACTTCCATCAGCTCTCACCCAGCTCCTTCATGATCCGCCTGTAAGCCTTCCGGTCTATTTCCGGTTTCCCGCCCGCAAGCGAAACACCGAGCTCCCGCGCCTTATTGTCGATCGAAGCCTTCGTCCTGGATTTCAGGATCTGCGCGAGCTGTTTCGCCGTGACCCCCTTCTCCGCGGCGTCCCTCAGGATCATGAGCTCCTCGTCGGTCCAGTATATCCTCGCCATTCAGCCCTCCCGGGAGATCCGGCGCGCAACCCGGACAACGAGGCAGACCAACGCAAGGGCGATGAACGCCGCAAGGCAGTAAACCGCTGTCA